CTCAATAAATTTTAGGCCAAAAAAAAAGACCGATCAGAAATTAATCTGATCGGTCAAAATATTAAGCAAGTAATAAAGCAATAAAAAAAGAACATATCAAAGCAGATGCACATAAGTAAGTTAATACATAAGCTACAATAATATGTATACTTGTTTTAGTAGGTTTAACATATCCACCATAATATTTTAACCTATGGCGATTTTGCAATTGAGCGTGTAGGTCTAGAATATCTTTATCTTTTGATAATATAACTCTTCTCTTTTCCATTATTCATATTCCTTATTCATTATTCTATGAGGTATATTTAAATCATCTAATTGATTTGCAACATGGTGCATTAAATCTTCTAGATTTTTAAATCTTTTAACTTGATCATTATTATTTAAATCAACTAACGATCTAGTAACATTGCATTTAATAGCAAATTCTAATTCATTATCAATGCTAGATATTGATAGTCCATAATTGCTATTGATTGGTATAGTTATATTATTTAACATATGTATTCTCCATAAAAATAAAGGGCAACCTTAATTGATTGCCCTTGTAGTGTGTTACTTACTTATGCAACCTCTTGCATTAGTTATGAAACCTTTCATAACCTCCAGGTCTTTATCTTTAATAAAGGTTAACTTGTCAGCATTAGCATTTAACTTAGTAACTAAGGTTGCAAATAACTTATCTATTTGATCAAACTTAGAACCTTGTCTTGAACCACCACCTTTTGCTTTAGGTGTTAACATCTTCTCAAGATAGGTAGCTAGTTTATTAGCTCGACTAGCAGGTTGTGCTTGTAGTTTTCTTTTCTTGGTAGCTTTACCTTTATAACTTGCAGTCTTCTTTTTAAAGCCATACGTGGTTGTTATGTCAGCACAGCTATAAAGCTTGTAATCTTCTTTATTAAAGATTGATTGTGCAATCATATTTAAAACCTTAACGTATTCTTCCTTATTGAGGTTTGATTTCTTAGTATTAGGATTAGTAAAGTTTAAGAAGATATTCTTTTGACCTTTAAAGGTATCTGTCGCAAACTTTACGAACCTTGCATTAGCTGATTGCAATCCGTTTTCCTTGGTAGCTATTGCATTAACAACCTTTCCAAAAGCTTTAAGATTAACATCATTTACTAGCACGTTATTTGTTTTTTTAGACATGGTATATTCTCCAATTAAATTAATGTTAGTCAATGACTAACAAAGGTTAAAGAGCATTGTTGCTCTGATGTTTATTAATAGACCATGTTATAACGTGTTAGTATATAGCTAAATAGACCAAAAGGTAGTTATTGTTACCCTACCCTACCCCCATAGCCCTTTGTGTGTGTTATCTATACATATTTCTTATATATTACTACTTTCCATAAACAAATCGTTTTTTTCTCAAATTCTACCCCCACCCCCTCTATATAGGGGAACCCCCCCATAGTAATTTTATTATCACTTGTAAAAATTTTTTTTATGTATATATATGAATCAACGGTTAACAACCTGCGATGAGAACATATGACTATAGTAGTAGAACCTGAACTAGGTATTGAGTTTTCGCCCAATCTGCCACCTGTAGATTTGAAGACGCGCACAGAGTATGCCGCTAAGTCCGCACTAGAACTTGAGAAACATGGTCTAGACCTAAAACCCACTAAAGAAGACAAAGACATTGCAGCAAAACTAACCGTTGCCTACGCAGACAATCCTGAAGATACATCTAAAAAAATTACTGCAAAGAAAGCAGCCACTCTTACACCTGCAAGTCTTGTGTTAACTAACAATATACTAAAAGAATTCGGTCAGTCTGTTGTGGAGAGCGCCACTCACATACGTCATCTTGTCACTAATAAGTTATTGTTAGAGACCGAGAACCCTGACCCTAAAGTTCGTATTAGAGCTTTGGAGCTTTTAGGTAAGATGTCTGACGTTAGCTTGTTTGCAGAAAAGTCCGAGATTACAGTAACTCATCAATCCACTGACGATTTGCGTGAGAAGTTACGCGTTAAGTTAAACAAGTTAGTTAAGGTAGAAGATGATAGAAGCCAAGAGCCTATTGTAATTGACGGAGAGTCGTTTGATTTAGATAAAGAGTTAGGTATAGAAAAGGATGAGTGAGCTTATTTGTAATTTACCCTCGAAAGATGTGTGGGTTAGAAAAGAATATTTAAGGGATCACAAAGATGGACATGGGGAATTTGTCGCTGGAGTCTGGGTTAGTGCTAAATCTATTCCTGGACGGGCGTTTTACTTTGAAACTTATTTACCTGAATATGGTGCTCTGTTTGATAAGCTACCTATCAGCGCGTTTCTTCACAAAAAGAAAACTCCATCGCCTGATCTTCCGCTTAATAATTTGCAATTTTGGAATTGCATGGATTATGGTGTCGTTGCTGTTTATAAGCAATTCATCGGCTCAATGGACTTTCAGGTATTAAGTAGAGATCATGGCCCACTAACAGGTTCTTATGTGTGTACGTTGGATAACTATCATTCAGATATAAACGCTGTAGACTACAGCACCAGCGAAACACCAGCGGAACACAAGTCACATAACCTATTAAAACTAGATAATGGGCAGTTTTGCCTGTATCCTAACAACAGAATGAGGGTCTATGACAACTCTTTGACCCCACAAGAGCCCTTAACTCCTGATTTTAAGGTTAGTACAGTAGAGTATCAGGTAGAAAATGGTAATTTAACGCGATTAGGCGACACAGACGAGTACTTTTGGAAAACAAAAGATGAGTAAAGCCGTTATCGACTTCTCTGAGGACGAAATAAGCATTATGTTGGCTAACTTAGACCAATATTCGTCTGAAGAAGTACAGGAAATAGATACACTAGTTGATGAACTAGGAAAACGGAAGCACAACAAGGCTGTGTACGACGATCTTATAGCGTTTTGTAAACATATGCAGCACGATTACATTGTAGGTAAGCATCACAGGATGCTCGCTAACATGTTAATGGATATCGAGCAGGGTAAGAAAGACAGAATTTGCGTAAATATACCCCCTAGACATGGTAAATCCCAGTTGGTGTCAATATTCTTTCCAGCGTGGTTTTTAGGTAGGAACCCTAATAAGAAAGTTATGATGGTATCACACACTACCGATTTAGCGGTAGACTTTGGAAGAAAAGTACGTAATCTTATCTCCACAGAGGAATACCAAGCCATTTTCCCAACGGTGCAGCTTGCATCAGACTCTAAGTCAGCGGGAAGATGGAATACAAACTCAGGGGGAGAATATTATGCGTGTGGTATCGGCTCATCTATTGCTGGTCGTGGTGCTGACCTCCTGCTCGTTGACGATCCCCATTCCGAGCAAGATGTCATTAACGGAAACTTTGGTGTATTTGAAAAAGCATATGAGTGGTTCACCTATGGAGCGAGAACGCGACTAATGCCTGGCGGGCGTGTGGCTATTATACAAACGCGTTGGCACATGGATGATTTGACAGGACGTGTGACTAAAGACATGGGGCAGAACGAAAGAGCTGACCAGTATGAAGTTGTAGAGTTTCCTGCTATACTAGACACTATTAATAAGAAGACTAAGAAATCAGAGCAGAAACCGTTATGGCCTGAGTTTTTTGATTTAGAAGCGTTGTTACGTACTAAAGCATCTATGCCTGTGTTCCAGTGGAACGCTCAGTACCAGCAAGAACCCACCGCAGAAGAAGCGGCTCTTGTAAAAAGAGAATGGTGGAATAGGTGGACTAAAGAAGAACCTCCGTCATGTGAATATATTATCATGTCACTTGACGCTGCGGCAGAGAAACACAACAGAGCTGACTATACGGCATTGACTACATGGGGAGTTTTTCTTAACGAAGAGATTGACGCGTATAATATTATATTGCTAAATAGTATAAAAAAGCGTATGGAGTTCCCAGAGCTAAAAGAATTAGCAATGGAAGAATATGCAGAATGGGATCCAGATGCGTTCATAGTGGAGAAGAAAAGTTCAGGTACTGCGCTTTACCAAGAAATGAGACGAATGGGATTGCCCGTACAAGAATACACACCACATAGAGGGTCAGGCGACAAGTTAGCAAGATTAAACTCCGTATCTGATATCGTAGCCTCGGGGTTATGTTGGGTTCCAGATACACGCTGGGGAGAAGAAGTTATAGAAGAGATTGCAGGATTTCCATTTATGAGTCATGATGACTTAGTTGACTCAACTGTTATGGCATTAATGCGATTTAGACAGGGTGGCTTTATAAGATTACCTAGTGACGAACCAGAAGAGACTAGATACTTTAAACGTAGAGGAAGTGGATTTTACTAATGGCAATAGAAAAAGGGTTAAACCCTGCTCCGATGGGTATAGAAGAAGAGATTTTAGAAACGGGTGAAATGCCTGAAGCTGATCTTGAGATTGAAATCGTAAACCCCGACATGGTTACACTAGATGATGGTAGCGTAGAGGTTACTATAATTCCTGGAGGAGACACTGAAAAGGGTGGGTTTAACGCCAACATTGCCGAAGAGATGGAAGAAGACGAGTTATCCATACTGGCTGATGATCTCATTGATTTAGTGGACAGTGACTTTGATAGTCGTAAAGATTGGGCAGACACATTTGTTAAAGGATTAGATGTTCTAGGGTTTAAGTACGAAGAACGTACAGAACCTTGGGAAGGAGCTTGTGGAGTATACTCAACAGTACTTGCAGAAGCCGCTATAAGATTCCAAGCTGAAACTATGAGTGAGACATTTCCTGCAGCAGGACCTGTCAGAATTAAAGTACTTGGAGAAGAGACAAAAGAAAAAGACGAAGCCGCAGCCCGTGTTAAGGCTGACATGAACTACGAGTTAACTGAGAATATGGTCGAGTATAGACCCGAGCATGAACGATTACTTTATAGTTTAGGTTTAGCAGGTTCGTCGTTTAAAAAAGTTTATTATGATCCTAACTTAGGTAGACAGGTTGCCCTGTATATACCTGCCGAGGACGTGGTAGTACCTTATGGCGCTTCGCACATAGAGACAGCAGAACGTGTTACACACGTAATGCGTAAGACTAAGAATGAAATGAGAAAACTACAGGCAAACAAGTTTTATCGTGACATAGACTTAGGAGAACCACAGGCGTTTCATACTGATATAGAAGAACGTAAAGCCGAAGAAGGTGGTTATTCTCTTACTGATGATGACAGACACAGTATATATGAAGTGCACGCTGATCTTGTTATTGAAGGTATCGACGATTCAGACGATGAAATTGCTAAACCATACGTTGTTAGTATCGAGCGTGGTTCTAACGAAGTGTTATCTATTCGTAGAAACTGGAACCCCGATGACGAACTTAAATTAAAAAGACAACACTTTGTACACTATGTGTACGTCCCAGGTTTTGGGTTTTACGGGTTAGGACTTATACACATAATAGGTGGATACGCTCGTGCGGGTACATCCTTAATACGTCAGCTCGTGGATGCAGGCACATTGTCCAATCTCCCTGGCGGGCTGAAATCTCGCGGACTGCGTATTAAGGGTGACGACACCCCTATAGAACCTGGAGAATTTAAAGATGTTGACGTACCAAGTGGTAGTATACGCGACAACATTATGCCACTCCCATATAAGGAACCTAGTCAAACTCTACTAGCTTTGCTTAATCAGATTACTACAGAAGGCCGAAGACTAGGCGCAATTAGCGATATGAACATCTCAGACATGTCAGCTAATGCTCCAGTTGGCACAACGCTGGCACTCCTTGAGCGGACTCTAAAGCCTATGGCTGCGGTACAAGCTCGCGTTCACTATGCTATGAAACAAGAGTTTAAACTCCTCAAAGTTTTATTAGCAGAATACGCGCCAGCGGAGTATTCATATCAACCTCTAAGAGGTGAGGTTGGTGCTAGACAATCTGATTACGAAATGGTTGAAGTTATACCTGTAAGTGATCCTAACAGTTCCACTATGGCGCAAAGAGTTGTGCAATATCAGGCTGTGTTACAAATGTCTAGTCAAGCACCGCAGATATATGACTTACCGCAGTTGCACAGGCAGATGATTGAAGTACTAGGCGTAAAGAACGCAGACAAACTTGTTCCTATAAAAGATGACATGAAGCCTGCGGATCCAATCAGTGAGAACATGAACGCACTAGTTGGTAAACCTATGAAAGCTTTTATATACCAAGACCACGATGCTCATATACAAACGCATATGTCTTTTATGCAAGATCCAGCTGTCGCAAAAATGATAGGGCAAAACCCGCAAGCGCAACAAATAATGGCTTCCTTACAAGCGCATATAGCTGAGCATCTAGGATTTAATTATCGTAAACAGATAGAAGAGCGATTAGGTGTACCATTACCTGCACCAAATGCAGAGTTACCAGAAGAAGTTGAAATAGACTTAGCTAGATTAGTAGCTGAAGCAGGTAAAGAACTTACCCAATCACATCAACAACAAGCAGCGCAGCAACAAGCGCAGCAGAAAGCTAAAGATCCTGTAATACAGATGCAACAACAAGAACTTCAGATTAAACAAGCAGAAGTTCAACGTAAAACTAAAAAAGACGCTGATGACTTAGCTGTCCAAAAAGCAAAACTACAGTTACAAGCGGCTAAAGACAAAGAAGATCTTAAAATGGACAAAGCTGAGTTATTTATACAAGCTCAAAAAGACAACGTTAAGTTAGCAACCGACAAGAAAGATAAAGAAGATCGAAAAAATATTGACATACTTAAAACTATGAACAAAGGATAATTATGGCTAAAACCGTCTATGACGTGCTCATACAACAAATAGAAGAACAGAAGTTATCTTCAACACAATTCCTTGTAACTGGAGGTCCAAAAGACTTTTCCCAGTATAAGGAAGTCACTGGCTTGATACGGGGTCTCGAGGTCAGTAAGCAATTAATAGAAGACCTCTCGCGCAACCAAATGGAAGATGATGATGA